GGGCGGCGCTATCGGCGCGTCGGTTGTCAATCCTTTCATCGGCGCAATGGCCGCCCCCTTAGCCGCCGAAATCGCTCCCGGCCTTCGGGCGATGGCGCAAAACGTCAACCAGAAATTCGGCCTTAACATCCGCCCGACCCAGATTGCGCGTGACGCAGAAATCAAAGCCCTCGATGCTCGCGTTATCCCCGAACACGTTCGCGACGAACAAGTCATCAAATTCAACGAGCATCTTGCTGACCAACTCGGCATAAAGGGCCAGGAACTCACAAAAAACAACATCGAACTTGCGCTGCGCTCAAACGGTCAGCAATTAAGCGACATCGCCGCAACCACATCCATGACGCCGAAAAGAAGTTTCTTCCAGGATCTCGGTGACTTGCGGGCAGATGTTTATGCGACGACGCTTCCCGATAACCCACTGCGTGCGAAAGTCGATCAGATTTTGATGAAGATTTATAATGAGTCTGTGTCGGGGGTTATGGATGGGAACAAGTTTCGGGCTTTTGTGAAAAAGGATGGGCTACTCGATAAGGAACTTTTGAATAGCGGGGACCCGGCGTTTCGGAAAGCAGGGTATGAATTGAAGGCTAAGATGTTTGACATGTTTGCGGTGAGTGATCCGAAAAAGGCTGCGGCTTACAATCGGGCGAGAGAGAATTATCGCAAGTTGTTGGCGATTGAACCGCTGGCGGGGAACAGTGGGATCGTGGACCCCACGAAGACGCTTCGGCGCGTGGATAAGTTTAATTTGCGCGGGGATATTCGGGAACTTGCGGAAGCGGGGCAGCATCTGCCGCAAACCACTTCGACGGGCGGGTTGAAGCCTGCGGCAAAAGGCCCGATGTCGGAAGCGGCCAGCAAACTGATCGACGCCGCAAAGTTTTTGTCGCCTTTCGGCGTGCCGAGCATTGCGCCGTTTGTAGGGATTTCGCCGGAAGTCGCGGGGGCTGGTGCGGCGCTTCTTGGCGGCGGGCAGTATCTTGGAGCAAGGGTGCGAAATCTTGCGATGGCGAGTCCGCTTGTCGGGCGGGCAGTGCTGTCCGGGCGCTTGCCTGATTTCATCACCCCGTTTGAAAATCTTTTGGCTCGCGGCGCTGCCGGTGAAGCCACACAGGTTGGAGCAGGAAAGGGAAAATGATGAAAAAAGTTTGTGGAGCCTTTGCGGCATTTTTGTATGGCACAAGTTCGTTATGGGGTGCGACCTTGCTGCCTAACGGACAGCAGCAGTTCATCGACGCCAACGGCCAGCCTTACGCCAACGGCAAGGTGTTTTTCTACAGCAACTTTCCGACATGCTCGGTTTTGAAAAACACTTACCAGAATGAAGCTGGGACAGTGTTGAACACTAACCCGGTGATTCTGTCGGCGGCGGGCACTGCCACGATCTTCGGCATCGGCGCTTATTGCCAGGTTTTGAAAGACGCGAACAACAACACGATCTGGACGAAATACACGTCCGACACTTCGTCTGCCTCGAATTTAGGTTGGGGCGGGACGAGTGGTGGAACGGCTAACGCACAGACTGTTAGTGTTTCAGCCTTCTCGTCGGTCAACGGGCAAACATTCTATTTCATTCCGGGGGTTACGAATACTGGTAATACGACGGTTGCGGTCAACGGCGGGACTCCGCTGGCGGTTGTGAGGGACACTCCGAGCGGACCTGTGTATTTGTCTGGTGGTGAACTTGTTGTAGGAACTGTAGTGGGCATGACCTACACAGCTTCGACGGGGCAGTTACATCTAATCACGAACAATGTTGTGCAGGGATATGCTGGTGAAATCCGCACGTTTGCGATGGCGTCTTGCCCAAGTGGATGGCTTTACGCAAACGGCGCGTCAGTTCCAATCGCGACTTATTCGACTCTGTTTGCGGCAATCGGAACGACTTGGGGCACGAGCGCGGGCAATGTTGTGCTGCCGGATCTCCGCAATCAATTCTTGCGTGGAGACGGGGCGAGCGTTGTTGGTGTTTATGAGGCAAATACTTTCACGAGTCATACACACGTAGCGTCATCTGTTGTGACTGACCCTGGACATACGCACACGTATCAAGCTCCTACGGGAGGTGGTGCTTTTCCTGTGACTGGCGGTGTCGGTAATGCGACTAATACAACAAGCTCGAATACGACTGGTATAACTGTGGCCACGACGAATGCGGCGACAGGAGGGTCGGAGACAAGGCCGAATAACTATAGAGTTAGGTATTGTATCAAGTATTAAGCCCATCTGATAGGAAGTGTGGGGTGGGTCTAGCCCACCCCATGCAATTCTCTTGCACGTGGAACGTAATTTTCTGTTCCCGCTTGCCTCTCCAAAATCCCAGCCTTTTCCATAAGCAACATAATCTTTTCCGCTTTGTCGGCGGGAGTTCTTTGCGATAAAAACCGCAGCACAGTCGCACCGGCAATCGGTGTGCGTTGTTTCATATAAGTGCTGAACATGAACTGGAAAGTTTCTTCGATTACTTGATCGTCGGAGCGCATAATCATGTCGCGGAAAATTTGCGGCATTAACGCTTCGATCTCCAGCAACCAACCACGAGCACGTTCGACATCTTGCATTCGAAGAGCGAGTTCTTCGCCTCTCGCCATGGCGGAGATCATAGCTAATTTGACTGCAAAAATAGTGCCCCGGCGCGGAACGTAATTCGCGAGCTTTGGGTGATCCGGCACAGGCCCCCATTTATCTTTTCGCCAGCGCTCCATATCCGCAATCGCAGCGGCATCCCATAACATTTCGCCGTAATAATCCGCACAGTCATTTAACTTTGCGACAAGACGTTTTTGTATATGCTCCATGCTTTTATATTCACCAAAAAGCGCAACGTCTGGCATTGTGGATGAATAAACCATCAACATGCGAGAGGTCCAACCCATCGTCCACGCAGCTTCTGGAAGAAGGGTTGCAAGAAACCCCGGCTGCGATCCAATCAAGAGCGTGGTCATCGGATTGGAAATATCTATCGGTTCTTTCAAGCTATGTCTGCGTTCTTCTCGATACGACTCTTTGTGATCGAATAGCTCGTTAATGATTGATAGAAAGTTAAGATCGTGGGAGTTGATAAAGACGCCGAGTTCGGCTGCGAACACGAATAGGTGATGGTAAGTTAGTGTGCCGGAGTTGTTTGGTTTTAGTTTTATTCGTGCAGCGTTTGTGAGCGCGTCGATGTAGGACGCGGCGGTTACGCTGTTTGGGGCGATGGCGAACTTCTTTGTTGCTTTAAGAAGTTGCTCTGCGGGATTGATAGCTTGTGACTTGCCGACTCCCGGCGGGGCAACAAGCATTGTGTAAAGGTTCGCATACTGCGGCCCTGCTTTTGTTTTGGTCCAGACGCGCTTTTCGAGCGCCCCGGAAAGCGTTGTGATCGCAGCCCATTTACGGAAAAGTTCTGGCGACGGGCGTTCGTCAGTGAACGCCACATAAGTGTCGATAAAATCCACGGCCCCACCTTCAAAGTTTTTGCGACAGCAGCGGCGTCCGCTTGCGCTCGTCCTTTTTGTTTTTCCATTTTGCAAGGCCGTCAGGATTTGACTTGGGATCAAAGTTGCCCCAGTTCCATCCGACCTTTGCTTCCCCCGGCACTACAAGTTTATGACCTTTGTATTCGAATGCGAGATCGAAATAAGATAGGGCTTCATCTATGATTGCTTTTTCGTCGAGATGCTCTGGATATTGAAAGTAAAGAGCGTCGTGAACTTGTGCGATAAGTTGAACTTGCGGCATGTGTTTCCAGACGCGCCACATGACAAGGTTTAACCGATCCGCCGTCGATGACTGCGGCGAAAACGCAATCGCTTGCCGTAACGTCGCGTCATCGTTCGATCTGCCGAAGAACGTGCGCTCACGTCCGAGCGGAGTGATGAGTCGGTGATTTGTTTGGAGTTGCTGCGCGACCCATCTATGCCATTTGGGAATTCCTGCGAAGCGTTCGAAATATCGCTTTTGGAATTGTTCTGCGACGGCAACTGGAAGTTTGGCGTGGCGGGCCATGGTCGGCGGTAGTCCGCGATAATTGCTGCCGTGGCCGAGTTTTTTCGCCATGTCGCGGTAGGTGAGGTGACGATAAAATGGTGTGTCTGCGATTTTGCGGTCGGCTTTCGGGTCGCCTGTCCATGCCAATTCGGGCCAAGCTGTATGTGCAACAAGAGTATGAAGATCGCCGCTATAGCAGGCGTCCAAATAAGACCAGTCACCACATATTGTGCCTGAGAGCCAACCCACTTCTCGTGACTCGGCCTGTTCGAGGTCAATTCCGCATAATTTCCATCCAGGATCTGCAATGAACATTTTACGAAGGCCAGCAGTGATGTTTTGCAAATTCGTGCCGGTCCCGAAAGCATTTGTGCTACTCGAGAAACGCCCTGTTTCAGTTCCTGCAACATTATAAGATGTCCTCATTCTTCCGTCAGGATCGACTTCGGTGTTAAGAACGGAGAGTTGTTTTACAGCGTCACGCAGCGCTAAAATTGTTGCAACAATCGGTCTTGCGTGAAAATAATTGTCGAGCTTTTCGAGAGCCTCTCGATCCATTGAAAGTTTTCGTTCGCCTTTTTTAGAAGTCCAGATTTCGGGGATACGCATTGCACCGAAGAAAAATTCCTGGAGCATTTTTGGGGAGTTTGCTTTGAGGGGCTTGTCCCATACAGCGTAAGCAAAACGGTTAAGCAAACCGTTGAGGCGAACGATTTCGGAGTTAAGCGTGTCAATGCCTTTCTGGCGTTCATACGCATCAATCAGAAACCCTTTCTGCATCATTGCCATAACTGGCGCTTGCAAGGCGCGCGTGAAATTGTAAATGCGCGGAGACGGGCCGAGCGCGCGAACCGCATTCAAAACTTCATGGGTGATGCAACAGTCGAGCCCATTATAGATTTGTTCGTTTTCGGGGAGCGTGATACCTTCTTGCATCATGCTTGTGTCGATGATCGGCATTAAAAAGCCCAGCTCCCTAGCAGCAGCACCACAAACGTCGAACAAATCCAAAAGCCCATCCACAAATCACTGCCTGTTAGAATGAAATACGTGAGCGGGGCAAAATACAAAAAGGCCATCAGCAAAATCGGGATCATTTCAACATTCCTTTTGTTTGGAGTGTGTTGAACGCTCGCCGCCAAGCGTAGCTCCTTACAATACTTACAACAGTAAATATTGCGGTGAGGGCCAGATTTTCGTGGAACGAAGGGTGTAGGTTGAACCATGGAAAAACCAGCCATTGAGTTATAAGAGACGTGACAAACCCGGAGGCGGTGTTTAAAAGCGCCTCGAGAAGGGAGAGCTTTCGGGATTGCATTTAATCATCCTTCTTCATCTCCGTAATTTTCTTGCCGCGCATTGTTTTCCACGCGGGTTCGGAAGTATAAACGCTGCCTAAAAATCCCAGACCCTTTTGCATTTCTGGATAAAGGGCGTGGTGATAAAGCATTGTATCTTCGAGACAAGAACGTGGACGATAACCTTCTTTCATTAGGTATTGCAAGTCGTAAAGACCGTTCTGGAAGATTTTCACGATCTTGGGGTTTTCCAGAAGCGAACGCACAACATCTCGTGCATCTTTTTCAAGACGAGGGGTTGCCCAATAATTTCCGCCTTTTTCTTTATCCCAAAACGGCACGACCATGGCGTGTTCTGCACTCGCAGAAAACCCAATCATTTCGATCATTCCGTATTTTGTTTCGATGTCACAGGCGCATTCTGTTTGCACATGCGTGGAGATCCATTCATGGCACTCTGCGATTGTTGGATTAACAAGGATCAGCCTGCGGGGGCGTTTTATTTCCGGGTAAAGACTTTCGCGTTTTGCTTTAATTAAATCGGCCACCGCGATAGGCCGCCACGCCCAGTTCCGCAAGACTGCCGCAGGGTGGTATGTTGGGAGGACTTTGAGTCCGACGAGAGAGCTTGTCGCAACTGTCCCGCGTAAAGCTCCAATCCCGTTAGTATTAAGAAGAGCCCAGCAAGCTGAACTGCCAAGAGCAATAATGACGTTAGGATTAACTGTTTTAAGCTCATGTTCGAGGCGCTCCACTTCGCAAAGATATTGGGGATCAAGATACTGGCCGACTTTGCCGAGGTGGGGGAAGGCATAGCCTTCCCCGCAGTCTGCTTTTTTCACACATAACCCTGCAAGGTCGTTGTTTGGTGGGCGCAGCGCCAGCACGTTTGTCAAAAAGCATTCGCGACGGGCAATACCGGCTTCCTGCAACATGCGGGTTAATTCTTGCCCGCTGTAACCTTGAAACGGTTTGCCGATCAGTGCTTCTTGTTCTCCCCAGGCTTCTCCCACAATCGCAATCTTTGCATCTTTGGGGCCGGAAGAATGGGCGAATGCTGGCGCTGCTTTGTGCATTTTATTGTTGCTTTACAGTTAGTGCTTTGACGAGCCACATGGCACCAGCTTCAAAAGAAGTAATTGCTTGTCCAAACAGACGCAATTCTTCGTCTTTAAGCGTAGATTGTGCGTTATCGTCAGGCATCATATCGTAACAATAGTCGAGCAACTCCGCACACAGACGTTTGGCTTCTTTCACGTCTGGCTGTTCAGAAGGATTGAACGATTTTCGAACGATACTTTCTCCAAAGGAAAGGTTCGCCATTAGCGATTTTCCTCTGCAACAATCGCCAGCAACAGCAAACTATAAACAACCATGTCGTCGATGCGGTCACGGATGGGCTCGGAGCGCGAACGGTTTTTATTTTCGCGAACGTCTTTCACATACTGTGTGATCGTGTCGATGTGTTTGCCCGCGAGAAAGAACCACGCGGTTGACATGGGAACGCCCTGCTGGTCTGCAAGCCGCCGGAAGTTCGCAAGAATATCGCCCTTATCGCCATACTCTGCGTTCTTCGTCGCGAACAATTTCTCAGCGCGCTTTATTGCATCTGCGATGATTGTGAGTTGCGGGTTGCTACCAGCGGTGGTGTTGCTGACGGCGTGAGGCACTTTGTTCACTGGAGGCTCCTTGGTTACGGCAGGTGAAAGATCGGTGTCGGCAATGGTCTTGTAGATTTCGTCGAGGTTTATGCGTTCAGCTAGAGACTGCTGTGTCATTTGATTGCTCCTTTTGCATGGATGATGCTTTACGCAGAACGCGGGAATGGTTTAGCGCCCTTCGAGCGTTTGCAACGTATTCATCATTAATCTCGAGGCCGAGAACGTGTTCGGCACCGAGTGCTTCTGCGGCCCGCAGCGATGACCCTCCACCGCAAGTCGGGTCCAAAAGTCGTGTGTTCGAGTCAACGAACATTTGGAGAAAGTGTTTTAGAACTGGTTCTGGTTTGGTGTGTGGATGATGCTCCTTGTTTGTGGGTGAAGCGATGGCGTTCGCGACAGGTTTGACAAGCAGCCTGTCTTCACGAGATGCGATCAGCGCGGTTTCGTAAATGCGCCGAGGCTCACGTTTCGGGTCCGGCACAATTCCAACATTGTCGCTTTTGAGCCAGATTAACGGGAAAGAATTGAACGCGAGGGTTGGGGCTAACTCTGCGAACATCTGGAGAGTGCGGGCTTGGATTTTGATATCGCCGGAAAGCCAAAAAACCAGATGGCCGGAATGCGCCATCACGCGGTCGAGGTTTTCGCACAGACACACAATCAATCGCTCGTAAATGTCGGCGCTGTCGTCGTAGCCGGAGGTGGTGAGTTTGCCGGACCAAGGGCCTCCGAATACGTTCACGCCATAAGGGAAGTCGCAGTGGATTAGATTGAAAGGTTCACCGCGATAGGCTGGAGCCCAATCGAGGAAGGATTGCTGGAGGATTGAGGACTCTGCGGGGGTTACGAGCGGCGCATGTCGTGCGCTTTTGGCGGGCGCGTCCGGGGATAGCCCATTGCCGGGGTTTTCCGGGGCCGTGGATGCGTCGAATAGATCGGCAAGGGGGTCTATACCGGATTGCCCCGAAATCCTATCAGCGGCGGCTTCCGTGGCCGTTGACAATAAGTTACTAACCGCATCCGCCGCAACCCGTTCATCTTCTCTCGCGATAAAATTATAGGCGCGCGTGGCAGACTCCATCCCACGCACATTTTCCCTGTGCAGTTCTTTCGCAACACGGCAGCACCGCTGCACCCATGCGGGGGAATATCCCAAATTCTCTGCCGTTTTTGTGTAATTCCATTCCGTGTCGTGCTGTTGGCAAAGCACTTCGTGCAAACCTGCCATGGCTAAACACTGGTCCTGCCAACCTAAATCCTTTCGGCGGAGGTTTTCCTCAAATTCCACAACCCGCTGCTCAACGGGCGAGAGGTCTGTAAGCAAGCGGGCAGGAATGTCGGAGAGGCCCAGCTTTGTAGCGGCTGTAAAGCGACGTTCGCCTGCGATCAATTTGTAGGGTTGCCCCGCAGGGCCTTCTTCCGGCAATAAAATAATCGGGACCAACACTCCGTTTCGCGGAATGCTCTCCAGCAAATCGTCGATAATTATTTCCCGGCGCTGACGAGACGCACGGTCGATCCAGATTTCTTTAAGCGCGATTTCCATTTGTAAAGTCCTGTGTGTGGTTGGGGAGGGCAAAGGCTCCCGCCCTCCCCGTTAGCTTTGCGCTTTACTCGCCCTTCACGCTCTTGATGTTGTTGCGTGGCGGATCATCCGGGCGCTCCGGATTGAAACGCTGCGTCACATAAGCGATCACGCTCTGCCCAACAGCCTCCGGGATCAACTCGTCAAACGACGAACCTTCGGTTTTCAACCCGAGGCTGACCAAGAAGTCTTTCAGACGAAAGAGGGCGTCAGGGGTGAGGTAAAAGTCCGTGGACATTTTGCGAGTTGAAAGGTCAATATCTGCAAGGTCCTTGGGGTCAACATCATCACTGGCAGAATGGAACTTGAGGCCAAAACGAACGTAGGGGGTTTTGTTTTTGTTGTTATCTCCATATTCGAAAGAAGCGATAGTTCCGTGATAAGTGCCTTCGGGAAGAGCTGCAGGTGCTTTGACATCATCAAGGTTGACAGAAAGAAGGTCTTTAAAGTTGACTGACATGATTTACTCCATAGTGAATAGACCCCGTGAGGGGTCGAGCATTAGCGCATTCGCGCTAATTCCTTACAGCCGCAAAGTAGTCGGCTAAACCGCTTTCCAGCGGGTAACTTTGCGCCACTTTCGACGGCGCGGTATTTTTGCACTCAATCGTGCCTTGCGACGTTGTGAAAATCTGGCGCTTGAGATTTGCGCCACGGCCAGACGATTGCGCCAACAAAACCGTGTTGAAGTAGCGGCCCACTTTCGGAGGGAGAGCTTTTCCCAAAGTGTTAGGATAGTAACGCTCCGTGCCACTTTCGTCTCCCATCGGTTTGATGTGGCAGTTGATTATCACGTTGCACTTTACGCTTTCGTCATACAACATGCGGAGAAGGTTCTCGACGAGGACCTGCGCGAGACCCCAATCGCTTTGATGAGGGTGTTGTCCAAGTCTCCCGTTCATTGCGAGGATGTAGGACAGCGCTGCATCGGAAAGCATGGTGAGAGAGTCGATAACTAAAACGCTGTTGCTGTCCCATGTGGTTATGGGGCCGAGGTTTGTGTCGCCGTCTTTCCATTCCCCCAACATGCTTGTAGTGCGCTGCCAAACGCTGGCCTTTGCCGGGATCAATTTGCCACCGACGTTTTTCATAGGCTCCGTGATTGTCACGTAATCGACATTGGCGACTGCATCTTTTTTGTAGTTGCCGTTTGTGAGAAGGTCGCGCAGCACGTCCACGCCGTTGTCGAGGTCGAGGATGCGGATTTTGTAGCCAGCGGCAGCAAGCGACGCGAGCGCGCCGGTCTTACCTGAACCGCTATCCCCGACGAATAAAAGTTTCGTGGTGTCTGCGGAATGATGATCTTTGAGGGAGGGCATTATTGTTGGCTCCGTTGAATTTTTAAGGCGATTTGTTCTGCAAGTTGTTTGGTGGATGTAGCTGCAATTATGACCCATTCGTTGTGAATTTGGGTTAGGATGAGAAAGTCTCCGAGAGGCTCTTGTGCGATAATGGTCAAATGTCGCCTCGAACTTGCAGTGGGTCCCAGATGCGTTTGGTGAAGTCAGCGCGAAGCCATTCGTGGCGCACGGATGGAGGAAGGCCGCAGACTTTTCGAAACGGACAACCGCCATACATGCCACAGGCTTTATCGTTCATCGGCCAATAGTTTTGCGCGGCATACAATTCGGCTGTGGCGATGTATTGCCCAAGGTCGAAATACCATTCTTCAAGACCAGCTTCAGTCCGTGGCACAACACCCCGCAGAAAGCGCGTGAAAGTCTGCGCGATCTGCGCGCCATCGACAATGATCCCTTCTATCTGCACGTTGTAAACGATTTTCCCGGCGATAGCGTAAAGCGACATCTGATTGTCGGGCGTGAACTTGTCGAAGAACGACTGGTTGATTGTGCTTTTGGTGGTTTTACGGTCGAGCACAAAGGCTTTGCCGTTTAGCGTAGCGAGGCGATCAAGATGCCCGCAAAGCAAAATGCTTTCCCCGTTACGGCTGGTGTATCCGCTATCAAAACGGAACGAAAGCTCGACCGCAGGTTTGCCGTTCGCCAAGCGCACCGTTTCAATCGGGTCGTCTTTGAACTGGTCCAAATACCACACAACCGAGCGCAAAAGCGTCATGCGATTTTTATTCGGATCATCTGACATCCACGGACGATTTTTCTTCTCGTCCCAAGTAATTGTCAACACATACTTTACCACTTCACGCAGTGCATCCGCGTAATCCATTCCACCAAAACGCAAATGATCGTAACGCTCAAGAGCGGAGTGAAAGTGCAAACCAAAAACTAAATGAACAGATGTCTCACGCGGTTGCCAACCTTCAAGGATTGAAAGCTGGTAATAGCGCGGGCACGTTTTAAACGCACCGATTGACGTGGAGTCCCACGCAAACTGAAAGCGAGGGGAGATAAGGGAAAGTGAATTGTTTTGTTCAGACATGGGGCGTCCCTGTCGTTATGAACGCTTTGCGTTCTGTTGCAATGTTTCAACGTATCGGATAAGTTTTTCGACTTTTTCGACTGCTTCCCCGCCGCACCAAGTGTAAACCTGCTGGCGGACATGCGCGATCAATTCCTGCAATTCTGCATCAGTCACGGTTGGCTCCTTGGATCGGTCAGAAATTCAAGTCGATGTCTTTGAGAAGATCGTCTGCAGAAAGGATCGGGCCTTTTTGTCGGGGAGTCTTTTTCGGTTTAGGGTTTGCCTCTTGCGTTGCGAACTTTTCCCTTTGGGCTCGAAGATACTCGATGATGCGATCTGTTTCTGCGTCGGAAATATCCGGCGACCTGTTCATCAATTCTTCGAGACTTGCGGGCGAGGCTTCCGCCAACAAATCCGTGCTATCAACTTCCGTCTGTGACGAGTTCGGTGATGG